ATTTAACATAAAATTAAGTTATGCGTATATCCGATGTTCATAACAAAAAATGATATAGGGGGTTTTATGTTTGAAACTATATTTGCTTATTTTGCTCTATCAATACTGGTTATCTCTATTGGTTCATATTTCGTTTATAAAGCCAGTCGACAAGAAACTTCATATTAAAAAAGGGAACATAAGTTCCCTTTCTTTTTGAGAAAAATTCGCAACTCGGGGAGTCCACGTCTTCTAATGGTGGACTCTAGTCCCGAATTTGGGAAAATTAGATATTCTTCGGCTCAATTACTGCTATTTTACCGCTTGCTGTTATCTCTACAGCTTCAATGCACTGATCTAAGATTATATGAACTAACTCACTATCTTTTATAGGCATTAAGTTTTTATTAATCAATGCCTTATTTAACTCAACGCATTTTTTTCTTAGAGCTTCTTGCTCTTTGTCATTCAATCTGACTGTGATTGCCATACTTTTCATTTCCAACGATTCCTAAAACATGTGTGCAATAATACTTGTATACATGTTATTTGTACTTGCTATTCATGTGAACATGTATTAAATTTCAATCTATGTTATTTGTATACATGTTTAAAACAATTAAATTATGAACGATCATATTTGCATAAATATTCCATTTGCTGATCAATACGTAGTATGCGATCAGGAAGGACGTTATGCATTTATTGATTTTGATCCCCTTTGCATGGACATTCCTTTAGCGTCACGCTCTGTTCATATGAATTTGGACGGAACGTTAAATGCTTCAGCTTTGTTCCATCCTTACGAGTCATTGCCAACACACTATACGGGGATGGCTTGTAAGATTTTTTTTGATTCTGCTTATTTTCCATATGTACAAATTAAGGCATCACCAGCCAAGTTATTACAGGGACACAATGTCTTCGCAGATATAACGCTAGAGCAGGGTGCAGCGGAAATGCTTGGCTACTTGCACATGGCTTATCCAGTTCTATGTGAAAAATTGGATATATCAAAAGCTTGGGTTTCTCACATTGATGTAACTTACTCGGCTCGTCTTAAAGACCAACATACAGCAAAACAAGTTCTCGAATTTATGAGCCGTGTTTCAAACGGCCAAACCCGTCTAAGTAATAAACGCTATGACAGCACAACGTATTGGGGCGGTGAATCATCACGATTAATTAATCACAAGTGTTATCTCAAACATGATGAATATCTCGTCCAGTTTGATGCTCAAAAGCAACTTGCGAAAAAGAATGATAAAGCTGCCATGCGTGTAGTTGAAATCATGTCTGATATTCGATTGTTCAACTGGACAGTCGGTTTATTACGTTTTGAATCACGTATGAAAAAACGATGGTTAGAGCGTAACGGTGTACCTACTAACTTGATCGAACTAATCAAGTTCGAGCGAGAAAATCCCAACCTTTTGCAAACACTTTGGATAAAAGCCACAAGTAGTATTTTTGATGCCTTGAGGGGTCAAACTATGAAAATTACAGATGATTCTAGTGTTTATCGTGCAATTGAAACTTCCGAAGTAGTTTTAACCAAAAGCGGTAAACCATCGCCTACACGAGTACGCAATTTATTTGCTGCTTATTGTCTAATCCGTGAAAAAGGTCTTGAGGAACTTAAGACAAATTATTCAAAAACGGCATTTTATAGGCTCGTTTCAGATTTATGTGAATGCGGTTTCTCGAAAGCGTATTTACAAAACTTGCACGATGACAAGGCTAAAAACATCATCCCGTTCGTGAAGCTCGTTGAGATCGACTTCAATCAACAACTGCCTGAATGGTATGAAAAGCCACAGAGTCAGTTTAATTACTTAATTGCTTAGGAGCATAGAACATGAGCGCAATTGATCAACCAATTTTAACAATCGCTGGTATTCGTAAATCACAGGGTAATTTCCGTTCTGATGATGGAAAATCAGTTGATTACAGTAACACTGTAGTCACTGTTTTACAGCCATTCAATGACAACGAAAAACAGCAGGGCGCTAACGGCATGAAATCAACCGAGTACAAGATTAAAGGTGCTCAGTTCTTCCATGACTATGAACACATCAAACTACCTGCCGAAGCACAGCTTTTATTCAAGCTAGATGTGTCGGGCAAAGTTCCAGTAGCTCAACTTATTGAGCTTAACTTTGAACCACACAAGGCTCAATCAACTACTCCGAAAGTTGCAGCAAGTGCGTAATCGCTCTCACCAGTACGGAACGGTTTATTACAGCCGTTCCATAGGTGTTTTAACTGCAATTGATTTCAACAAGATTAACGAACATTTAGAGAATCAATTGCAGCAATTACAACAAACAGACTGCGCTGATCAAGCAATAACAGATTTAAAACTCTTGATTCAGAAAGTCAGTCATAACGGGGATTTGAGAAGATGAAAATCGTTCTAATGCCTACGTTTGATTTATCAGTTCCGTTTATAGAAACCCATTGGGAATCATATTCCTGCTGTGAATGGTTTAACTCTACACATCATTGGGTGCCGTGGTGATTAAATCAATTTCAGGCGATAACCAAGTCGAATGCCCTAAGTGCTATTCGATGTTTCACAAACAATATTTGCTGTTTCATTTAACTAGATGTAATGGCTAAAGGATTCGAGAATGCAGATTGAAGATTGCACAGCAACTACAGTAATCAATGGGGTCAATTACTGCATTCTCGTCATACATCAAACATCGTGGATGGATGAGTTAAACAGCATAGAACCTTTAAAAGTTATAGCGCTGCTCACTACTACGATTTTGATTTGGTACACCGCCTTCGGTGTCCGAACTGTTGTACACACTTTAGGTTCATCAACAAAAGAGGATTAGACGATGAATAAAAAGCAAGTCGCTGAAAAAGCAAAAAAATTCTACAACCGTGCTGTTGTAGCAACTGGCGTGACCATCGTAGCCACTGCACCTGCAATGGCTGCAACTGACGGTTCATTTGACTTAACAACTGGTTTAGTAGCTGCATCTGTTCTGACAGGTGTAATTGCTGCGGGTACGCTTAAAGCATTACCTACATTTACGGCTTGGGGCGTACGCAAAGCACTATCAATGCTTCGCTAATCAAAAATAAAAAAGCGGGGAGGAGCGCACAACCGTACGCACCGCACCCCGCTTTTTTTATGGGAGTAAATAAGGAATGCAGTTCTATTTCATCATCGTAACGTTAATTGCGTTCTTGATTATCTTTGCACCGTAGTCGAGTATTTCTTATGAGATTAATAAATTACTTAGTCTTTGTTTTTTTAACATTACTCTCATTTCCTGTACTTGCTGATGTTGAATGTACTACAAGTTGGGGTTCATCAAAGGGAAATGGTTCTAGCATTGGTCAAGCTTGTTCTTCACTAATTTCAAATGTACAAGCAACTAATTCAAGTTGGGTTCTCGATAGATCGGTTGTTAAAACTGAAACAAGTGGTGATTGCTATTTAAAAAGCACTGGAGGTGGCTCAGCTACTGTCCCTGTTTCTTGTACAAAAATCGCATGTCCTACGGGTAGGCGTGACTCCTTTGATTGGTGGGCTGATCGTTCTCTACCTGCTTCTGTCTGTATAAACAAATGCAATTATATACGTCCGACCGACGAAGGCGTTGGTTGTGTAGGTTTGGATAAACCTGACCCAATCTCAGGTGTACCAGTAGGAATCGAGTCTTGTGGTAAATATGTTTCAACGGGTGCGGAATGTAATCAACCTGACCCTGACCCGAAATCACAACCTAAACCACCCAAGCCACCTATGGACCCATCTAAATGTAAAAATGCTTCTGGTAGTGACGGCTATTGCAAAAAACCTGACGACCAAGCATGTCCGACAGGCTATAAACAAGCCATGTTCAATGGTCAGCAGATTTGCGTCAAAGATTCATCAAATACACCAAATCCAAATGACCCTAATACTCAGCCAAATCCACCTGATCCGACTCCTCCAAATCCGCCTAAAAGTGGATGTGAACAAGGTGCACAGTATTGTGAAAATCCGCCTAACGAAAAAGCTTGTCCTACTGGTTATTACCGTACTTTTTATAAGGGGCAAGAAATATGCGTAAAAAACAATCCTGATCCTAACAATCCTAATCCGAATGACCCTAATAACAATCCAAACGCAAATCCTAATCCACCTACTAATCCAAACCCTAATCCCGACCCAAAACCTGATCCAAATCCCGATGGTGGCAGCGGTTTAGGTGGTGAGTTCTGCGAAAAAGGCGGTAAGGCAGTTTGTGACACAATCAAAGATTTAAAAGACTTCTTCACAAAAGAGCCGACTACATCAGAGATGCAAAATACACCTCTGCAAATACAACAAGAACAAGTCCAAGCTTATAAAAGGGAAGATCATGTTCGATTTGGACAGTATTGCCCGTTTCAAGTCACTACTGAAAAAGTTGGGCTTTTAACAGTAGAAAAAGACTTAACTTGGATATGTACATTTGGTCATCAAGCGAGACCTTATGTTATTGCGCTCGGTTATTTAGGCGCATTGATCTTTTTACTAATCGGTTTGAGAGGTAAAGATTAATGGCACGTTTATTAGTAATACTTGCTGAATGGCTTTTAAAAAATGCAGTCCAAAAAATATTATTAGGTGCTGGTCTTGGAATAGTCAGTTATCTAGGCACATTATCTGCCGTTGAATTCGCATTTAATAGTCAAATTGCAGGATTAAATGGTTTAGCACCTGATTTGCTCGCACTAATGGGTATATTCGGTGTTGATCATAATTTAAGTAGTTTTATTTCAGTAGCAATATTTTTATTAACGCTCAATTCGGGCAAGTTAGCCATTCGTAAGATGGGGTGATGATATGTCAGGCGTAGGCGGTAAAGTACGGTTAATCACTGGTGAATCTTTCGGCTCTGGCAAGACTTATCTTGCTGTTATGGAAGCTGAGAAGCTAGTTCAAAAAGGGCATAATTATAAGAAGATATATTCAAACATTCGTGGACATGCAGAGCTTGCAAGAGGTATCACAGAGATGCCAACCGATTGGCGTTTATGTGATCATTATAGTTTGGTCATCATGGATGAGATTCAGTTTAATGAAAAGTTCGGAAAACACTTCTCATCAAGACGAGACTCTGAAATTGTTGATTTCACACAGTTAAGACATAATCACATTGATGTGTGGTTAATTACTCCAAACACTAAGTTAATTAATACAGATATTAAAGAAATGGTATCTGAGCATTATTATATTGAGGTTGCTAGTAAGACAGTTTCTAAGTGTTATGTATTTAAACGTGCCCAAACAAATATAACCAAGAACTTAAAAGCCACTGCATTAGACACATTTACATATAAAATTGAGGAGAAATACTGGAAGTTATACAGGTCAACAAAAGATGGTGAAGCATCAGATCGTCAAACACACTTTAATATGAATCTAGTCACATTCGTTGTTGGTGCTGTATTTACTTTATGCATTATTGCTGCACTATGTTTCTATCTATTCGGCAAATCAAAAGATAATGTCGATGCTATGACAACAGATAAAAATGGCAATAAAGTACAACCAAATATTACTCCTCAGCCCACCAGTAACACTCAACACAAAGTTGATACACCCGAAGATTTAAAACGAAAAATTGAGGATTGTCAGATACAACTTGAATGGACTAAAGAAATGTGTCGAGATGCGTTTGATAAAAAAGCACATGATCAACGAATTTCTGAATTATCAGCTCGTAATCCAAACGATATGAATACGATCACAACGAAATATAATCCTAATAAGCCTTATGATATAGAATTACCTGAGCAAATGCCGATCACAGTAAATGATATGCCTAGAATGTCAGGTGTTTTAACTGTTAGAGGTGGAAAGTTAATGGCTGTGAATCAATATGGTGACTATATGCCTGAGATCTCGCAAGAAGACTGTCGAAAATATCTAAACGGTTATCGACCTTTCGACTATTCAGGTGCTAGAAAAGCAATGTCTACTGGAGAGATTGGAATGACGTCAAATAGGCAAATTGACAACTCAAACCAGGCTGTTGAGAATGTCATTAAAAACAACGATGTAAAAATTTAGAGAGAGTGTCAAAAATGTCAATATTACTTACTTTGTTCTTTGGCTATATGCTTTATAAAGTTATTATGCTGATTCTTGGCTTTCATACTTATCGTAAGGAGATTCGATAGTTGAAGTTATTTGAATTTCTTCATCCTGATCACACAATCCCTTAATCTGATGTGACGAGGTGTACCAAAGTAATGTCTTCAGGGGAATTAGACAACAACGTCAAGTTATACAAACCTTGATCATCTATCGAGTTGTCTAAGGCGTAGTCTAGACATTACGACAAGACAGATAAGTTTTTTAATTTAATTAAGCCTGAAAATTCGTGAAAAGTTTTTTACTCGTTCGTAAAAGAAAAATAGTGTAATGAAAGAAAGTGTTAATTTATAAAGGAAAAATAGTGTAATGAGTAGAATGAAACAGCAAGGCTCACGAAATTAGCGCGCGCACTTTTCCCAGCAAAATTTCTGAGCGTATGTAGGGGTTTGAAGATGCGCTCAAGTGACTTCGCAAACGTCTTCGATGTACCTAAACAACGAAAAACAAAGATTAAAAAACTATGGTTAAGTTCAACAACGAGCTTGTGGATTGAGTTATTTCCTGTGAATTAAACCTGTGGAGAAATCAACGTATAACAGATACACCGTTATGCGGATTTATCCATAGTGTTTATTCACAGATCAGAAATAACGTTGCGGAGCACAATCCACATGCTCGGTTGAACTGCTTTTAATCGTTTGAGTTGTGAGGGTCATAGTTCAGAATCACTAGCATTGAAAAACCAAAAAGAGAAGAAAACAGGAAAAGTGCGCGCGCGCGATTTAGGGAAACCTGTTGATTGGAGCGAATGGAACGGAAAGAGTGTTAAATTATCACTGGAGAGAATGCAACGGAAAGAGTGTCGAACGTTTAAAAAATGGAGAGGCTTTTCTTGACGATATTTTTAAAAAAGAACAAGTCTCGCAAACTTGCGCAGACTCTCCAGAGCGCAAGTTGAGAAACGTTCGGATTTCGCATAACTCTATGTTATGTTACTTGCATATACACTTGACAGCGGTACAGTTAAAGCTGTCCAGTGCGGTGCGCACATACAGCAGTGAGTAGCGCACCGCCTTTAGGTATGCCATTTAACATAAAATTAAGTTATGCGTATATCCGATGTTCATAACAAAAAATGATATAGGGGGTTTTATGTTTGAAACTATATTTGCTTATT